CTGGAGGAGCAGTAGACCTTGCAAGTACGACTATTCGTATTCTGATTGGTCGCCCTGCTTGGTAACTAAACCTTAACGGTTTGGCCCTCACAAGGGGCTTTTCTTTAGTGCATTATCGCTAGTGTATTAAAGAAAATAACAGGAGGCAACATGACTGATTATGTAAAAACAGTAAACTTTACCGCTAAGGATAGCCTTCCGTCTGGTGATCCTAATAAAGTGGTGCGTGGTGCTGAAATTGACACTGAGTTTGCTAACATTGCTATTGCTGTAGCAACTAAACTTGATAGTGCTGGTGCTGTTACTGCTTCAAGCACTACTACATTTACCAATAAGACACTCACTGATCCTACAATTATTGGAACAATCATTGAGGATGTATTTACCATTACTGATGGTGCTGCATTTGAGATTGATCCTGCTAACGGTTCTATTCAATCAATTACTTTAGGTGCTAACCGCACTCCAAAGGCCACTAATATGCTTTCTGGAGAATCTGTGTTGTTGTTAGTTGATGATGGTAGCGCATTTACTATTACATGGACTGACACTACCTTTGGTACTGGTGGTGTTGTGTGGAAAACTGATGGCGGTATCGCCCCTACTCTAAACACTAGCGGCTTTACTCTTATTGTGTTTACCAAGGTTGGTACACAAGTCTACGGTGCGAGGGTTGGTAATGCTTAACAAGAAAGCATTTGCTGCTACTGCTGGAGTAACACAAGCAAACTACATCGAGGATGTTTTCTCGACTTGGCTCTACACCGGCAATGGTTCTACTCAGACGATCACCAACGGGATTGATCTGGCAACCAAGGGTGGGATGGTTTGGGGGAAGTGCAGAAACGGTGCAGCCACGGCTCATTGGCTTTTTGATACGTCTCGCGGAGTAGGAAATTATTTACAAACGCAAAGCACATCTGCACAAGACACTCAAACCACTTCGCTTACATCGTTCAATAGCAATGGTTTTTCTCTTGGAGTGAATTCGTTTGTAAACAACAATGTGCCTGGAACCGATTCATTCGCCTCATGGACTTTCGCAGAGCAAGCCAAGTTCTCTGATGTGGTGACTTATACAGGTAATGGTTCTAACAGGACTATTGCTCATAACCTTGGCTCAGTGCCGGGATGCATCTTTGTCAAGCGTACTGATACTGCTGCTGATTGGCAGGTGTATCACCGTAGTCTTGCTAACACGCAGTATATGGTGTTGAACACAACTGCTGCTGTTGCTACTGGTGCAACACGCTGGAATAGCACTACTCCAACAAGCACAGTATTCAGTCTTGGTACGGATACTACTGTAAATGCTTCTGGCGGCACTTATGTCGCCTACCTCTTCGCCCACGACGCCGGTGGTTTTGGTTTGTCTGGCAATGAAAATGTGATTTCGTGTGGGTCGTTTACGACTGATGGCTCTGGCAACGCCACGGTGACTTTAAACTATGAGCCGCAGTTTGTGATGATGAAAAGGACTGACGGTTCTGGCGACTGGTTCATGGTGGACAACATGCGTGGATGGGACTTGACATCAAGTGACAAGGAACTCTATGCCAACCTGTCGAACGCTGAAAACACCAATCAACGTGGAAACCCAACGGCCACCGGGTTCCAAGTAAGCAACTTCGCTGCAAACATTGGCCCATTCATCTACATCGCCATCCGACGCGGCCCGATGCGAGTGCCGACAACGGGGGCTAGTGTGTTTGCGCCTGTGGCTTATTCAGGAGATAACGGAACCAACCGGACATTGTCTGGATACGGGTTTCCTCTGGATGCCGTAATTTCAAAAAGCCGTAATGCTGGATACTCCCCCAACTGGTATGACAGGTTGCGCGGCAACACTCAGTATGTATCTTCTAGCAGCACAAACGCCGAAGCGTCAGAAACGGACGGGGTTACCTTGTCTTTCGATGTACAAAACGGCGTTCGCGTAGGAAACAATCAGCAAAATGTTTCGGGTGTAAATTACATTCACTACGCTCTGCGCCGCGCCCCCGGCTTTTTTGATGTGGTTTACTACACGGGGACGGGTTCTAGCAGAACTGTAGATCATAATCTCAAAGCAGTACCAGAGTTAATGATTGTGAAACGTAGAGACACTACCGCTGATTGGCAAGTGTATTACGGTGTTGGAACTGAATACATGGTTCTTAATAGCACTGCTGCTAGAGTTACAAGTAATACTGATCGTTGGAATAGCACCGTTCCTGCTTCTTCAGTGTTTAGTCTTGGCACAAGCACAACAGTTAATGCTTCAGGTGGTACTTATGTTAATTACTTATTTTCATCTTGCACAGGTGTAAGCAAAATTGGAACATACACCGGCACAGGAACAACACTAGCAATCAACTGTGGCTTTACCGGTGGTGCTAGGTTTGTGTTGATTAAGCGTACTGATAGCACTGGTGATTGGCACGTTTGGGACACTGCACGAGGAATTGTTAGTGGTAACGATCCTTACTTGTTGTTGAATAGCACCGCTGCTGAAGTAACAACTACTGATTGGATTGATCCTGTGTCTACTGGATTTGAGTTGAGTTCAACTGCTCCGGCAGCACTTAACGCTAGCGGTGGCACTTACATTTATCTTGCAATTGCTTAGGAGTTAACATGGAGATACGAATCAGAACCACTGGCGAAGTAATCACAGAGTCAGAGTTTCGTCAACTATACAAGAATACTTCGTTTCCTCCGCAGTTGTCTGAGGAACTGATTAACTCTTTTGGTGGTGATGTGGTGTTTGAATCACCAACACCGGAGACAGGAAGATATGAGATTGCTTTCCGTGATGGTGTTCAGTTAATTGGTAACAAGTGGTTTACAAAGTATTCTAAAGTTACTCTTGATGAAGACGCTATTGCTGCTAAAGATAACCAACAAGCCTCTAGTGTGCGCTCAGAGCGTAACCGTAGGCTTAGTGAATGTGATTGGACTGTGTTGACTGATTCACCTGTAGATGTAAATGCATGGAGCGCTTACAGACAATCACTGCGAGATGTACCAGACCAAGCAGGATTTCCCTGGGATGTTCAATGGCCTACTAAACCGGAGTAAACATGGCGCTTGAGCATATGAACCACACTGTTAAAGTTGCAGGAGATGCCGTGTCAATATTTACGGTTGTTGCTACATTGTCACAGGCGCTACCTGCAATAGCGGCTCTAGTGACTATTATTTGGACAGGTATCAGGATTTTTGAGACTGCCACAGTTCGTAAACTACTTGGAAAGGAGCCTCTCAATGAAGAAGGACAAAGTAAGAAAGGTGATGCGTGAGTATAAAGAAGGTACTCTGCATAGCGGTAAAGGAGGCCCTGTAGTGCGTAGTCGTGACCAAGCAATTGCTATTGCGCTTAGTGAGGCAAGAAAGAAGAAGAAAAAGAAATGAAGATATTTATTGCTATCATGTTCATATGTCAAGGTGGCACTTGTGGCTTTCTACAGTCTGAAGATTTCTATTATTCAGAGAAAGAATGCTTGGCTGTTCTGCAAAGCGGAATGAATGATGCCAAGCAATCCACAAACGCTGTTCAAGGTATCTGTATTGATGTAGACCTTAAAAAGAGTTCATAATGTCTGCTGCTACCTATCTATCTCTTGTCAACAATGTTCTTGCAAGACTGCGGGAATCACAAGTTAACAATGTATCTGATACTGAGTATTCTATTCTTATCGGTAAACTTGTTAATGACTCCAAGCGCGAAGTAGAAGATGCGTGGGATTGGGAGTGTCTCAAGACTTCATTCAATGTCACTACTTCTAACGGTGTGTCAGAGTATGCAGTTACTAACCTCGGCACTCGATTCAAGATCATTGACCAACCGCTAAATATGACAAGTCGTGGTGCTTTGATTTACCGTCCTTATAGTTGGTTTACAGAGAACCTTACTCTTAATCCTACTCCAGCAGCCGGTACTCCAGAGAACTATACATTCCACGGTACTAACAGTAGCGGTGATATCAAGATGCTTCTGTATCCTGTGCCTAATGGTGTGCAGACTATTCGTCTTAATGTCATCAATCCTGAGCCTGAGTTGACTACTAACACTTCAACAACTTTGTTACCTGACACTGCTATTACTGCATTGGCGTGGGCTAAGGCTATCGAAGAGCGTGGTGAGGATGGTGGTGTTAATGTCAATAGCCAATACGCTGTTGCAAGGCAGATTCTTGCAGACACTATTGCTATGGAAGCCAATCGGTATGTTAATACTACTTGGGATGCTGTGTAATGGCTTTTGAAAACAAGCAATTACAATCACTGGCAATTACTGCACCAGGATTCTTTGGTTTAAACAAGCAGGATGCGCCGGTCAATATGAATAACGCTTATGCTTTGACTGCTAACAATGCAGTCATTGATAAGTTTGGTCGTATTGGTGCTAGGAAAGGATGGGTCTACAGAACTAACACTGGAGGCACTGGTTCTAACATTGATGCAATGCTTGAGTTTGATAACTTTGATGGTTCATACACTGTAATTAGTGCCGGTAACAACAAGATTTACACCGGCGAGACAACTCTTACTCAAGCAGTTGTTAGAAACAGTAACAATACCGCAGACCTTACATACAACATTACAGACAACAATTGGCAGATTATTCAGGCGCAGTATGAATCTGGATTAGACAGGTCAGCACATGGTTATCTTGTTCAAGCGGGTCATCCTACTCTTGTGTATCATAAGTTGCCTAGCGGCGGTGGTGGTGGTCATAGTCATGCAGGCCCATTTGGGTTTCAGCGTTTCGCTGATGTGGGTAGCCTTCCTACTGGATACACTGCTACTACTTTTACCCCAAACTGCGCTCTAGGTGCTTATGGTAGGACATGGTTTGCTGATATTGGTAGTGACAATCTCACAATCTATTATTCTGTGTTGCTAGATACTAGCGATCTATCTAGTGCCGGTAGCGGACAAATCAACATTGAAAAGGTGGTTCCTAAAGATGACAAGATTGTTGCACTTGCAGCACACAATAACTTCTTGGTTGTTTTCTGTCAAAACACAACTGTATTGTATGCCAATGCTGACAATGTTTCCAACATTGCTTTGGCTGATGTCATTAACGGTATTGGGTGCATTGCAAGGGACACTGTTCAAAACATTGGTACTGATCTGTTGTTTCTGTCTAATAGCGGTGTGCGTAGCCTCGGTAGAACAATACAGGAAAAGTCTGCACCTGTAAACGATGTCACAAGGAATGTCCGAGATGATCTTTTGTCGTATCTTGCTATTGAGAACAAAGCAAGGATTCGTAGTGTTTACTATGAGCCTGATGCTTTCTATCTACTAACACTTCCAGCATCTACATTTACCTATTGTATTGACCTTAGACAGAAACTTGAAGATGGTTCTAACCGTGTAACCTTTTGGTCTAACATCAGTCCACGAAGCCTTTGTACCACGGTCAATCGTAGGCTTTTGATTGGAAAGACTAACGGAATAGCAGAATACACAGGTTATAGTGACAACAGCACCTCTTATGTGTTTTCTTACTATTCACCGTATCTTGACTTTGGTAGTCCCTCGATTACCAAGATGCTAAAGAAGATTGGTATAACAGTTGTTGGTGGACAAGGAACTACCTTTGATGTTCGATGGGCCTATGACTATCAAGGTAACTATAAAACTGTTCGCGCTGATGTGGTTGTTGGAAGTGTATCAGAGTACGGAATAGCGCAATACAACATTGATGAATACTCCTCGTCGGTATTCATTGACAACATTAAGAAACAGTTGTCTGGTAGCGGTAACATTGTTCAGATTGGTATTGATAGTCTTATCAACGGAACCGCAGTTAGCATTCAAAAGATTGATATTTACGCCATCACAGGAAGGACAATATAATGGCAATTTCAGTTCAAGATGTTCAAAATTACCTAGCAGCCAATCCTGGTCTTAGCGACTCTCAGATCGCTGCGGCTATGACACAATACAATGTATCTCCGGCTACAGTTGCTGCTGCTACTGGTGTTCCTGTTGCTGATGTTGCTTCACGGTTTGAGGCTGCTGCTAGTAATGGCGGTGGAATGATGACAGGCGGTGGTGGTTCTGCCGTGTCTACAGGAACATCAGCAGCACAATCAGTATCGCCGTCTGTAAACACAGGAGTGCCTATGGATAGTCAATCAGTTGCTATCCGTAACTTTCTGTCCGCTAATCCTAATATGTCGGATGCTCAAATTGCTTCTGCAATGGATCAGTATAGCATTTCTCCACAGATGATGGCTACTGCTGTTGGTGGTAATGCAAATGACATCTTCCAAAGATATCAAGCAGCCGGTGGAATGATGACTGGTTTTGGGCCTTCTAATAACTTTAGATCATCAGAACCACAACGATCTACTCTTACAGTTTCCTCTGGATCAGGTGCTTATGGGTTTCAAAACGGTGCGCCGATACTAAACAATAACCAACTGAAGTCAATCCTTGGCAATGAGATGATGGCTACTCAAGCCGAGGACTATGGCTTGATTGCTGGCGATGGCAGGTATGTCCCTTCTTCAGTAGCAGATACTCTTGGCTGGAATCTTTCGTCTAAAAATCAAGGCAAGATTCTTACTGGTGCTGCTATCCACGGAGTTACTGATAGCGTTGCTAACGCCACTAGGCTTCTTAACACTTTGGATCAATGGAACAATCTTCCAGCAGACAGGAAAGCAGAGATTGGTACTATTGGGAACTTCTTTGGTGACTTGGCATCAAGGGAGGAGGCATTAACTGGTAGGTCGGTGCAGATGAGTGGTGATCAAGAAGCAGAAAAAGCACAGAACTATCTTAACTCTCTTAGAACTGCTGCTGAAACTCTTAAACTTGATCCCAATCAGTCAGGTGCTAACCTTCTCAATTCTGTTAACCAAGCAGAGAACCGAGTAGTTGTTACTGGTAGAACTAACTCTTGGGGACAGAATGCTAGTGGAGCAGACAAAGAACACGCTGCTGTAGTCTATACGCCGGATGCTTCTGGAAGGTTGGTTGCCGCGTCTAATGTTGAAAAGTTTGATGCTAGTGATCCTAAAAGTAAAAGCGCATTTCAGAACATTGCTTCTGGTATTGGTAACATTGCAAGCATTCCTCCGATCACAGCAGCACTTTCCTCTTTTGGTGCTCCTTTTATAACAAAAGGACTTACATCTTTACTAGGCCCAACTCTTACACAAACTCTTGGTAAAACTGTTTCAGATAACCTTATCTCTGCAATGAGTAAAGGTGTTGTTTCTGGCGCTATTACTGGCGCTGCTACCGGAGATGCTGAAAACGCTCTTTGGGCTGCTTTGTTAACTACTGGTGGAGATTACGCGCTAAGTTCTGGTCTTGTAGGCGATGTAATGGACAAGATGGGTTTGGGAGATGTAAGAAATAAACTTAACATCGGCAACAGCACTAATTTTACAAATGGACAAGGCGCTTGGCTCGGAGAAGGTGTTTCTTCTGGTATAGATGAGTGGGATCAAGCATTACTAGACGCTGGTGGAACACTAAACAGTTCTTCCCTAAACTCTCTTAATAACGGCACTAACACAAATGCTGGAACCAATGTTCTTAGCCAAGAAGATATCAACGATAGTTTTTGGAAAGAATTGCTAGGTACTGGTGCTGCAACTACTGGAACAAAGGTTCTCACCGATCTTGCTACAAAAACAACAACCGATTTTCTTACTGACCAAGGAAAGAAAATAGTTGATACTCTTACCGGAGGAGGCGACAAAACAAATATTGACTGGACTAAGTTGCTTACTGGTGGGGCTAACGCTGCTGTAGATTGGGCATTGCTTAACCGCTTTGCTAACGAAGCCTCTCAAACTGGTCAGAATCTAGCCAATGCCGCTACCACTGCTGGACAAGCAGCACAAGTACCGTTTACTCCTTACACGGTTACTACAGGTGCTGGAACTAGCAGAGTAGGCCCAGGTGGTGCTACTGCTACCGCTGCACAGCCTTACCAAAATATCCGCACATCAGCACAGCAACGCTCTCTTGAGGCTCTTGGCGCTATTAATCCTGCTCAAGCATCTCAGACAATGTTTAACCAGATGGAAGCATTGGCTGCACCTGGTCGTGAGCGTGAGCGTCTTGCTATGGAAGAAAGGATGGCAAGGCAAGGATTGTTTGGTGTTGGTATGAATATGCCTACTGTTGGTGGTGAGGTAAGAACCGTTAATCCTTTGCTTGAGTCTATGTTGTCTGCTCAGGCTACAGGACGCGCACAACAGGCACTTGCATCTACTCAGTTTGGTACACAAGAGGCTCAAAGGTTGCAACAGTTGTCCGC